CAACAACCTCGACCGGATCGAGACCATCCGAAGCGATGGCAAGATCGACGGGGCCGACCCGTCCATCGCAGCCCTGACCGGCCGGATCGAGGTTCGCTTTGCCGACAGCACGCTGGTGACGCAGGCAATCAACGGCGATCCCTGCGAGATCAGCTTCGCCTATGTCCTGCCCTCCGGGGATAGCTTCACCTTCACCGTCCACGCCGTCTACCTGCCGCGTCCCCGGATCGAGATTTCCGGACCGCGGGGCGTGCAGGCGACATTTGACTGGCAAGCGGCGAAAGCCACCAGCCCCGCCCGCATGTGCACCGCAACCCTTATCAACGATATCGAGGCATACTGATGATCCGTTTGAACCTGACCGCCACGCCGCAATGGCTGGACCTCGCCCCCGGCTTGCGCCTGCTGGTCGCCCCGCTGACCACCGCCCTGATGGTATCGGCCCGCGCCGATCCGGCAATCGAGGCACTGTCTGAGGGTGCTTCCCAAGAGGAACTGGCGCTGGCCATGGCGAAAGCCGTGGCACGTCGCGCGGTTCTGGATTGGGAAGGCGTGGGCGATGAAGCGGGAAACATCGTTCCGGTCACGCCGGAAGGCATTGATGCCCTGCTGGAAATCTGGCCGGTCTTTGAAGCCTTCCAAACCCAATACGTCGCACGCGGCCTGATCCTGGACGCGGAAAAAAACGTCTCCGCGCCCTCGCCGACTGGTCCTTCGGCGGGGGCGACGGCTACTGTGCGGCCTGCCCGCCCTTCGAGGGCCGCGAGGGCAACTGCCCCGACTGCCCCGCAAGACTGAACCAGCCGCAAACGCCGGAGGGTTGGCAGGTTTGGGATCTGGTCGGCCGCCTCGGCGGACAGCTACGTGTGATCCCCGGCGCGGTGTTGGGCTGGGACATGGGCGCAGCCTTGGCCCTCGCCCGGGCGCTGGGCATCGACGCCCTGATCGCCGCCGAACTGCTGCCAGAAATTGAGGCCGTGATGGTGCGCAAACTGAACGAACAGATGGAAGGAAGCCGCGATGGCTGAAAAACGCGTTTCCGTCCGCCTCGTCGCGGAGGGTGGCCGCCAGGTCCGCGCCGAGCTGGAAGGCGTCGGCGAGGCCGGAGCGCGCGGGTTCGGGCGGCTGTCGCGCGAAATGGACATGGCGAATGCGCGCGTTGCCGCCTTTGCCCGCCGCGCCACGCTTGCTGCCGCTGCCGCCACTGCAGCGCTGGCGGCGGCGGGGGTCGCGATGATCCGCTCCGGCCTGCAGACCGTCGATGCACAGGCCAAGATGGCACAATCTCTCGGCACGACGGTCGCCAGCCTTCAGGTACTGGAGCGGGCGGGCGATCTGGCTGGCGTGTCGATGGGTCAGGTTGAGCAGGCCACGGTGCAATTGACCCGGCGGCTGAGCCAGGCGGCTGCGGGCACCGGACCAGCGGTCGATGCCTTGGACCGCCTGAACCTCTCGGCCGAAGAGCTGCAGCGCCTGCCGCTCGATGCGCGCATCGCGGCCATTCAGGAGGCGCTCGGGCAGTTTGTCCCCGAGGCCGAACGCGCGGCGGTGGCCTCACAGCTCTTCGGCGACCGCGCGGCCTTGGTGTTCACCCGGATCGACACGGCGACACTGCGCCAGGCGACCGAGGATGTTCTCGCCTTCGGGGTTGTCGTTTCCGAAGCTGACGCCGACCAGATCGAACGCACCAACGACGCGATCTCGCGTCTTGGCCTGATCTGGCGCGGGCTGTCGAACCAGCTTGCTGTCGCCGCCGCACCATCCTTGGAGGCGGTCGCGAATGCCATGGCCGCCATTGCCAGCCGCACTGGGCCGCTCGGGATCGCGATCAAGGCGCTGTTCGAAAACCTCGGGCGGTTAACGACTTATGCCGCGACTTTCGCGAGCATCATGGCCGGGCGCTGGGTGGCGGGCATGGCCGCGGCGGCATTGTCGGTGCGGGGGCTCGCCACCGCTCTGGTCCTCCTGCGCGGCGCGCTGATCCGCACCGGCATCGGGGCGCTGATCGTCGCCGCGGGTGAGCTGGTCTATCAGTTCACCCGGCTCGTCGAACGGGTCGGCGGCGTTGGAGAGGCGTTCCGGCTGCTTGGCGATCTGGCCAAAGAGGTCTGGTCGCGGATGGGGCTGGCGCTCGATGGTGCGCTGGCACAGATGGCGGCCGGTTGGGAGGGGCTGAAGGCGGCCGGGCTTTCCGCACTTGAGGGCACCATCGCTGGGGTTGTCAGCTTCGGCGACCGGACAGCGGCCATCTTCCAAGGGGCTTATGATGCAGCCGTGGCGATCTGGGGCAGTCTGCCCGGAGCCATCGGCGACTTCGCGTTTCAGGCCGCAAATGGGTTGATCTCCGGCGTCGAGGCGATGCTGAACGGTGTCGTCACCCGGATCAACACTTTCATCAACGGCTTGAACGCAGCGCTGGCGCTGCTGCCGGAATGGGCAACAGGTGAAGGTGGGGTCCGGATCGGCACGCTGGACCCCTTGGAACTGGCGCGGATCGGCAACCCGTTTGAGGGGGAGGCAACCGCAGCGGGTGCCGCCGCAGCCGATGCCTTCTCCGCCGCTCTGTCGCGCACGTATCTGGAACCACCTGACCTCGGTCTTGGCATAATGGCCGACGACGCCCGCGCCCGTGCCGATGGTTACCGCGAAGCCGCAGGAATGCTCGCCGATGCCGCCGGTCGACCGTTGGCGAGCTGGCAAGCGCTGCGCGACGCGGTAACTGGCAGCGGGGCGGAGGCTGAAGCCGCACTGGCCGATGCTGCGGCCTCGGCGGATGCGCTCGGGCTGGAATTGGACGAGACTGCCGCCGCTGCCGGTGGTGCGGGAGCCGCCGCACGCGCTGCCGGGGCGGCAGCGACCGAGGGCGCGGAACAGGCCGCAACAGGCTGGGCTGCCGTCACCGCAGCACTCGCGGATTATGCGGCCAAGGCCCGCGACATCGGCGGCGATATTGGCCAGACGCTGGTCGGCGCATTCCAAAGCGCCGAGAACGCCGTGGTCACCTTTGTCAAAACCGGCAAGCTCGACTTCCGCGACCTCGTCACCTCGATGATTGCGGACCTTGCCAAGCTGGGCGCGCGCAAATTCATCCTCGGCCCCATCGCCAACGCGCTTTCAGGCGCTCTGGGCAATCTTGGCGGGATGTTTGCGGGCGTTTTCCATGAGGGCGGGATCGTGGGCGGTCCTGCGCCGTCGCGGATGGTTCCGGCCATGGCCTTTGCCAACGCGCCACGCCTGCATAACGGCGGCTGGGCTGGCCTCAAATCCGACGAGGTGCCCGCCATCCTGCAGCGCGGGGAACGGGTTCTGTCGCGGCGGGAGGCGGCGGGCTATGGCCAGGCCAGCGCGCCCGCCGTCAACATCACCATCATGGCACGCGATGCGGAGAGCTTTCGGCAATCGCGCACGCAAGTCGCGGCTGATATCGCCCGCGCTGTATCCCTCGGTCGGAGGGGCATGTGATGGCGTTCCATGAGGTGCGCTTTCCCGACAATATCAGCCGTAGCGCTCGCGGTGGACCGGAACGGCGCACCCAGATTGTCGAGCTGGCGAGCGGGGACGAGGAACGCAACGCCAGCTGGGCCAACAGCCGGAGGCGGTTTGACGTCGCCTACGGCATCCGCCGCGCTGACGATCTGGCGGCGGTCGTCGCTTTCTTCGAGGCTCGCAACGGTCGCCTGCACGGGTTCCGCTACAAGGATTGGGCCGACTACAAATCCTGCCTGCCGTCACAGGACGTGGCCCCGACCGACCAACCCATCGGCACTGGAAATGGTGCGGTCACAACCTTCGCGCTCCTGAAACGCTACACCTCCGGCGCGCAAAGCTGGACCCGCGCCATCGCCAAACCGGTCGCAGGCACAGTCCGCCTCGCTCTGAGCGGGGTCGAGCAGATGACGGGCTGGAGCGTCGCCACCGCCACCGGCAGCGTCACTTTCACCGCCGCCCCCGGTGCAGGTGTCACGGTCACCGCTGGCTTCGAATTCGATGTGCCCGTGCGCTTTGACACCGACACGCTGGACGTGACCCTCGATATCGAGCGGCTCGGGTCAATCTCGTCCATCCCCCTGCTGGAGATCCGCAGATGAAAACCCTCTCCCCTGCGCTGCAGGCCCATCTGGACGATGGCACCACCACCTTGTCCTGGTGCTGGCGGATTTCGCGCGCGGACGGTGTGGCGCTGGGCTTCACCGATCATGATCGCAACCTCAGTTTCGATGGCACTGAATTTGAGCCGGAAAGCGGGTTTGCGGCCTCAGAAATTCGGTCAGGTTCCGATCTGGCCGTCGATGCGCAGGACGCGAGCGGCGTGCTGACCTCGGACAGGATCACCGAGACCGACATTCTCGACGGTCGCTGGGACAACGCTGCGGTCGAGCTCTGGCGAGTGAACTGGTCCGACACCAGCCAGCGGGTGCTGCTGCGCCGCGGAGCGGTCGGGCAAATCCGGCGCGGGCGCATGGCATTCGTGGCCGAGGTGCGGTCGCTGGCGCATGTGCTGGGCCAGACCGTCGGGCGGACGTTTCAGGCGGGGTGTGATGCGGCGTTGGGCGATGCGCGCTGCGGGATCAATCTGGACAACGCTATCTACCAGGGCACGGGCGTGGTCACCGACCTTTTGCGTGACCGCGCGTTCATGGCATCGGGCTTAGCTGCATATGACGCAGGCTGGTTTACCTCTGGCACGCTGACATGGACCAGCGGAGCAAATGCCGGGCGGATCACTGAAGTACTGGCCCATGGATTGATCGATGCCATCGCCACCCTGACCCTCTTGGAAGCGCCAGTGCGTGCAATCGCCGAGGGCGACAGCTTCATCGCGCGGGCGGGCTGCGACAAGCGCATCGCCACCTGCGGCGCGAAGTTCGCCAATACCGTCAACTTCAGGGGCTTTCCGAACATCCCTGGGCAGGATGCCGTGTTGCGCTATGCCAGCCAAGACGGCGGCCATGAAGGGAACGTGCTGTGATAACCGCCGATCCCGCCCTCGTTGTCGCCACAGCGCGGGCATGGCTCGGCACGCCCTATCACGATCAAGCCAGCCTGCGCGGGGTCGGCTGCGATTGCCTTGGCCTCGCACGCGGGGTGTGGCGGGACGTGGTCGGCGATGAGCCATTCCCGATCCCGCCCTATAGCCGGGATTGGGGCGAGACCGGGCCGCGCGAGGTGCTGGCGGATGACTACCAGTGCCGGGATGTGGCTCTCACCAAGCAGGCGGAAGGCATTGAGGCGGCCTTCGCCGCAGACCAGCAAATAGGCGGTCGTCCCATCTGCGCCCTCGCGCTCGGTCACGGTGATCGGCTTTTTCAGGCCAATGGTGCGGATGTTTTCGACGATCTCTTCAAAGACCTTCATGTTGCGGTCTCGCGAGTTCAGGACTTCGATCCGGTCGATGGGGACGAGCGTCACGCTCTCGGGTGTGTCAGTCATCATTGGGGGTCTCCCGTGTGTGATTAGATTGTTCATGTTTTGTGCTTGCGTCGATGTATCAAAATCCCTGCGTCACCCCCATTTCCGCCGAATGCCTACGCGCGCGGCCATGCCGTAGAAAAAGCCCAGATCCTCAAAGCGGAAGGCCTCGAAAGCGATGCTGGAGCGGTTGCAAAGCCTGATTTCCTGCCGCGGCAGATCGAGCCTAGGCAGCAGGTAGTAATCAAGCTCGGTGTGGTTTTCTGGATCAAGGCGCACGGCCAGCGTCACATCGGCCTGGTAGCGCAGCGGATCGAAGCGAATGCGCCAACGCAGGCGCCCGTCCGCCATCGGCTGGCAGCGCGCCAGAACCAGGCTGACAACTATCTCGCCGTTGATGGTCAGCAGGTCGGTCTTGGGGTCGCGGGCGACCGTGCCGCCCACATCTGCAATCGCGGCCTCGGTCCGGGCGATGATTTCCGGATGCAGGGCACGCAGGCGCTTGTTGAGCGCGATGCGTTCCTGATCGCGGTCCGAGCGATAACCAATCATCTCATAGGCGCGGGTCAATGATCCGAACCGGCTGCGATAGGTGGCGGCGGACGGCATGTCGGATGCCTGATCGATCAGCACCCCAGACAATTGCCCCGCGTCCGCATAAAGCTGTTTCAGATGCTCCAACAGCTCCTCATCAGAGACGCGGGCTGAGCGGGCAGTGATAATTTCCTGCGCGGTCAGAAAGACCTCAAGGGGCACAACCCCCTCGAACGCGCCTTCCTTGCGCACCCACATGTCGGGCGGGTTGTCGACATGCAGCTTCTTGAGCTTGAAGGAACTGCGGTTGTAGACGTTGTTGCCGATGTATTTCTCATTGGTCAGGACAGTGCGCACCGAGGAGGGCGTCCAGGGCCGATCCAGATCGGTGGTCACGCCCTCTTCATTCAGGCGATCAGAGATCTGGCGGAAGGTCAGATCTTCCTCGATCAGCCAGCGGTACATTTTCCCCACCCAGGCGACTTCCTCGTCGGGTCCAGGCATCAGAATGACACGGTCGGTCTGAAACGATTTGTGCTCACCGCGCTTCAGCTCGGATTTGATGGTGCCGCGTTCGTCCACCAAGACGCGCCGCAAGCCAAACCCGGCCGCACCGCCCTGTCGAAATCCCAACTCGATCAGGCGGCATTGCCCGGCAAAAACCTTGACCGACAGCTCCCGGCTGTATTCGCCTGCCATGGCGCGCTTGACGCCCTTGACGATGGTCGAGACGGGGGAGCCATCGTTCTCGAACTGCTCGGCGCAATAGGCGACTTGAATGCCTGCGCGCTTGCAGATGTATTCGTAATAGGCGCTCTCGTCCGCGTCCTGGAACCGGCCCCAGCGACTGACATCGTAGACCAGAATGACGTTGAAATCAGCGACCCCGGTTTCAACATCGGAAATCAGCTGCTGCAGGGCGGCGCGCCCGCCAATGGAAAGCCCGCTCTTGCCGTCATCGGCATAGGTCTTGATAATCTCGATGCCACGCTTCTCGGCGTATTCGTTAATCTTGTCGGCCTGGTTGTCAGTGGAATACTGCTGATGGTCTGTCGACATGCGCACATATTGCGCCGCGCGAAACTCTCTGACCTCGCCACTTCCGTCCAACTCAGCCTCCCATTCGCATTCAAGTCGGTCGGACGTTTGCGTGAGTGGTGGGGGGTATCAAGTCGATCTTCTTGTTTATCGCATAATAACAGTGGATTAGAGTCGGTTCTTGAGGCTTTTGGCCAATCATCCCTTCGCCACGATCTCATAACTTTCTTGCACTTGTTCGGCTTTGAGCGATAAGTGGGGCTGAGGTTTCGAGAAGGTGCAGGATGACGTTTCACGATAAGGGCACAACATGGTTTTTAGCGCAGCTGAAGCCGAACAGCGCATCTATTGCGAACAAGAACCTGGGCCGACAGGGATTCCGGACGTTCCTGCCGATGGAAGAGGAAACGCGCCAGCGCAACGGCAAGTTTGCGACCACCCTGCGGCCGCTGTTTCCGGGCTATATCTTCGTAGCGCTCAATGTGGCCGAAGGGCTGTGGCGCACCGTGAATTCCACCTACGGGATCACGCGGCTGGTCAGCTTTGGCAAAGAGCCTGCGGCGGTGCCGCTGGACCTTGTCTCGCAACTTATGCTGCGCTGCGACGCCTCCGGCAAGCTGCTGCCGCCCAAGCTGCTGAAGCCGGGCGATCAGGTGGCGCTGACCAACGGGCCCTTTGCCAACTTCGTGGCCGAGGTAGAGAGGATTGCGCCCGATCGGCGTGTCTGGGTGCTGATGGACATCATGGGTGGCAAGACCCGCGTGGCGGTTGGTGCGGATCAGCTGCGGGCCGTTTGAGCAAACTCCAACAGGCTTAGAAACTGAAATATCTTATGAAACCCATCCACAAAGCCGTTTTTCCTGCTATCGGTTTTGGCACTGGCTACCTGCAGCAACCAAGGCCATGCCAAACGAACCGCTCCCATCGTCGATGAGCCTCTAACTGATGGCACACGCTGGCGATCCGAAACCCGGGCTTGATGTGCGAGGTGGATGGGATAAGGCAGGCGTGCCTCCCACCAACCGCCGAGGTGAATGCCATTATGTGGCGCGCGTTGATCTGGCTGCTATGGGATCTAGAACTGGGCGCGCCCGCTCTTTTCCATATTTGGGCCGCAGAGCACAGATCGCGCCCGCATCTGCCCAAGGGCTGAAAAGGATGAAGCTTAGAACGGTTTGGTATTCGCTCCTGCGGCACCTGTTCCGTGATCCGGCTGGGTATAGCCCTTAACGAAGCTTTGCACGGTTGCGCGCACCCGCGCCGCGTTGCCGTCGTCGATGGCGCTGCGGATCTCTCGCAGCATGCCCGCGACCTCGATCTGGCTCAGGCCCGCCTCGGACGCGCGCAGGATCTTGGCATGCGGAGTGCCGATCATACTGGTCGGGTCGATCAACAACTCCTCATAGAGCTTTTCGCCGGGACGCAGGCCCGTGATGAGGATCTCGATCCCTTGGGGGTTGGCCGCGTTACGGACGCGCGCGCCCGACAACTCGATCATGCGGCGCGCGATATCGACGATGCGCATCGGTTGCCCCATATCCAGCACGAACAGATCGCCGCCAGTGGAATAGGCACCGGCCAGCAGCACCAGCCGTGCGGATTCGGGGATGGTCATGAAGTAGCGCGTCACCTCCGCGTGGGTGACGGTGACGGGGCCGCCCATGCGAATCTGGTTCTGGAACAGCGGCAGCACCGAGCCGGAGGAGCCAAGCACATTGCCAAAGCGCACCATGGAAAAGCGCGTGCCACGGCTGCGCACGGCCAGATCCTGCACCACGATCTCAGACATGCGTTTGGTCGCGCCCATTATGTTGGTGGGGCGCACTGCCTTGTCGGTGGACACGAGGATGAACCGCTCAACCCCCGCAGCTTCGGCGGCGAACGCGACGATCTGGGTGCCGATCACGTTGTTGCGCGCACCCTCCAGCTCGTTCTGCTCCACCAGTGGCACGTGCTTGTAGGCGGCGGCGTGAAGCACGATTTCCACGCCTTCCTCGCGCATCACGGATTTCACGCGGCGGGAATTTGTGACGGAGCCGAGACGCGTGGAGATGACAATCTGAGCGGCCTCAGCGCGGGCGCGCAATTCCCGGTCGATGGAATAAAGGGCAAATTCGGATTGCTCGAAGAAGACGATCCGCGCAGGCGCGCAATCTAGCAGTTGGCGACACAACTCGGACCCGATGGAGCCGCCAGCGCCCGTCACCATGACAACGCGGCCAGCATAGGCCTTGGCGATGTCGGGCACATCGAGAGCGACCTTGTCGCGGCCCAGAAGCGCATCGGGCGCGACGGTCTTCAATTCAGTCGAGCGGCCCGAGATCAGGTCCACATAGGACGGCAGCACCTGCACCTCGCAGGGCAAATCAGCCAGATCGGTCAGCAGCGCGTTGATCTGCGTCTGGGACAGGGACGGCATCGCCAGCAGCACCCGCTCCACCCGACCTGACAGCACCATCCTGCGCAGGCTGTCACGGGACGAAACGGAGAGGCCCGCGATGATAAGGCCGCGCAGGCTTGGGTTGTCGTCGATGAAGACCACGGGCCGCACCTCGGCGCTTTGGCGCAGGGCGGAGGCCAATTGCATCCCCGCAGCCCCTGCCCCGTAGATCGCCACCGGAGCCCCCAGTTGCGCCCGCATCAGGAGTGTCAGCAGCACTGCCACGACGTTGCGGCCCAGAACCGACAGCACGAAAAACAGCACGGCAAACAGCACCGGGATCGAGCGCGGTGCGCCAAGCTGGAGGATGTAGCTGACCGCGATCGAGGCCAGTCCCAAGACCCCCGCTGCCATGGCGATCCGCCCGGTGGCGGTCATGTCGAGGGCCGTCAGCTTGATCCATGGCAGGCGCAAGGTCAGAATCACTGCCGGCCCAAGCAGCGTCATGACGGCGAACAGCGGCAAAGCAGCGTCGAGTTGCCACGACCGCGCCACCGCGTTGAAGCGCAGCGTGAAGGCAAGGAAAAGCGCGATAGGTACGAGGGCACTATCGAAGGCCAGAAAGGCATAGCGCTTCTGGCGTCGGGTCATCGTATTCAGCATGTCGTCCCGTCTCGGCTCAAAAGGGTCAGGCGCTGCAGGCAGATAACAGGCCGGACCCAGCATAAATAATTACAGCTTATACTTAATGAATCCGTCAAACGGTGAACTTTTTCTGCACCTGCTTAAATCTGCTGATGACGGGGCGTGGTTGTTCCGGCGGATTGTGCCCACAGACGCTCCGGACGGGCCCCGGACCTCTCTACGGGACACACCAACAGGGGGGCGACTGCAAGCCCAGGTGCGATGCGGAACGCACATGCGGTGGCGAAGGGGGTGGCCGCGTCAGGCACGGCCGCGTGGGAGAGGCAGGGTGTGCACCGTGCCGCTGTCCACATCGATGCCGGTGCGTACCTTCATGCCAAAATACCAGTCGTCGCCCTTCTTCGTCGACGACATCTCGGGATCGCGGGCGACCGTCTTATTCTTCGCTGAAGACGGCGCATCGATAACCGTCGCATCCATAGAGTGCCCAAACGCGGCGTGATAGCCTTGTTGGCCAGAGCAAGGCCCGCCAAGGCAAGGCGCACACCACACCGACATCTTAAGAGTTTGGCCCTCACTGGCCAAAGCATCTAGGCAACCTTCAACTCTGTGAAAACAGCGGCTGACAGGATGCTGATGCACGTCTATGCGGCAATCACTCCAACCTCAAAGTGGCAACATTTTGCGCTGTCCCTTGGCTCACTTTTACTCTGCGGTTGACACCTGGTCGAGGAACCAACCGACATATCGACAACGTTATAGCGATGGCCCTGCACGAAGAGTTGAACGACTTACATAGGGCGATCAAAATAGCCATGTGCTGGACGGGCGCCAGCGAACGCACCGTGAAGTACTGGCTCTCGGGCGAGCAGGGCTGACCTCAGTCGATGCCTTTACACACCGAGGCAGGTTCCATGCGGTGTCACCGAATGCACGCGGGTGCACGTGACTGCGCACGAATGCTGTTTTTCGGTGCCCGTGTTGATGTGGCGTTGATGTAAAACGCAAAACGCCCTGTGGTATTAAAATACCACAGGGTAAGTGTTTGTTTTATTTCAGTAAATTGGTTGCGGGAGTTGGATTTGAACCAACGACCTTCAGGTTATGAGCCAAAACCCTAGCGATTCCAATGACTTATAGATTTCAATGACTTAGGCGATAAGCCTTTGTTCTCACGCATTTTGTTCGACCGCACCCGGCAACATTCGGCTTCACTCAACCGCTCTGGATATGCTCAAATCCGCATATGTCCGTTGACTCAGCGTTGACTCGAACCGGCGCGATCATAATCGATCTTGATCGCTGCATCGCCCGAAACATACTCCGTTTCAGCCACCACCTGGCCCGCAGCGAACCCGACCTGCGTTATGTCACAGGCAGGTACGGATTGAACCCACCAGGCGTATCTAATATTATGTTCTCGAGGGGCCATCTTTACAGTTTTACGCAATTGTCTGAACCGAACCAGATTTTTGCCTGCTCTATTGCCTTGGGTGAGGGATCGCGAGAATACACAGCAAGTGTGTCCTTGGCCCGAGTGCAGCACACATAGAAAAGCTTCCGGGTGCGCTCCATAACGGAAGCGGTTCCCGCACCTTCAAACAGATAGTTGAAGTTATATTTATTCCAATCGCCAGCATCCATGACAACCAACACGCGGTCGAACTCGCTACCTTTGATTTTGTGCTGGGTCGAATAGATGGTCCTACCCTCGAGATATTCATATAGTGCCTGAAACGAACGATACTCGACGTTTTTCAACCTTTCATACAGGTAGCGTTTTTGGCCGCAAAACTCCGCATACCGATCGTCCATCATGCATAGGCCAGTCGCATGGGCATACTCTATGACATCCAAGACTGGGCGGTTGGTCATTCCGTCAATCGTCTCGATGTGCTGCCTCAGCATTACCTTGTCAGCGGCCCTGAAAAGTTTGAACTCAGTCTGGCGCAGAAATTCATTGTAATTACGCTGCTGATAGAGGTGCATAACCTTTTGGATCTTGAAGGCATGCCTGACGAAATCACAGCGCTTCGACCCCTTGCGGGCTAGGTCCTTTTCGTTTTGCTTTTTGTCATCGATCAGTTGATCCTTGTCGACGTACATCCGGCGGAACTCTAAAAAGTTCCGTGAATTTGCATCAGCCAGTAGGTTAGGATGTGCGTCGATGAAAGCTTGCATGCCGTTGGTCGGTGATACCGCCTTTAGGGCTTTACCTTCCGTGCCCTTTTGAAGTGAACTGACAACCTCACCAAAGGTGAATTCGTCAAATACTCCAAGTTCGTCGTTCTTTTTGATGAAATCGACGATGCGGTCTCGGAAATTCAGGACACCATCCTTGTCGTAGATGGCCATGAGATCAGCGAACCCAGCACGCGGTGCGATCAGGTTGTGAGTGAGGTTCAATTCCTTGGTTTCAAGCATATCCGAGAAATCCCAGGCTAGGTCATCGCGGACGTCCTGCAGTCGGTCGCCATCACCGGTGGTGTAGTAGAACCGTATCTGACCCTCCTTGACCTTCCCTTCGCTCATGTTCGGAGCGGAGGCATCTTCTGATGCTCGCTGTATGATTCCATCAGTTCGCAGCTGGTTTGCGAGTTCATAGACGAGGCGGGGATTGCGTCGATTTTGCTCTTTCTTGACTTCTACGACTTTCTCTTTGGCGACATATCCTTCAATGCCGCCGACACCCTCGTCGTAGATTGCCTGCATGGAATCACCGAAAAAACCGCTGCTTCCCTTCCGATCGCTTTGAGGAAGATAGTCGAGCAATATCTCTATGACCTCGGGTGCGGTATCCTGATATTCATCCACTAGGATGAATCGAAACCGATCACGAACAATATCTCGAAGCTTGGGGTATTTGCCAAAAATCCCATGGGCGAGCGTGATGATTTCGTCGTGCGAAATGATTCCTTCGCCGATAATCTTATATTCCTTGTATTGGATTGGCTTGCCATCGAACATTTCCGCTGCGACTATGGCGCTACCAGGTTTTATTTTGGGTTCGTCGCCGCTGAGTAACTCAATCAGAACGCACTTAAGTTCGGCCTGAAACGCCCCGATCGCCCCCCATAGGAAGTCGTGAATGGTACTAACAGCCAGCCGTTTGTTTGAAATGCGCGACTCGATCTCATGCACTGCGGCGTTGGTATAGGTTATGCATGCAATGGTCGCACTTGGGTCGGTGCGCAGCAGCTCACCGATCACCTGTACAAGAGAGTAGGTCTTACCACTCCCAGCCCCGCCACTCAGGAGGAAGTCCCTGCCCGCCATCACGTGCCTAAGGACTGCCGCGACCTCGGGCTCCAGCTGCACGCCTACTTGATCCACCTGAGTCCCTCCTCGATGTATCGTGGCGTCTTCCAGTTACTGAACTCGAAATCAAATTCTTTAGTGTTATCGTTGGGATCTACGAGGTTCTTCTTGATGGACTCGCTATTCAGTAGAATTTCAATTGCGAAAGAGGGCTTCTTAGTAATGCCCTTCTCTGCCATTGCATAAGACGAACCGCTATCGTCCAGATATGTTCTCAAGTGGATAGCTCGCAAGCTGGGGAACCCAACTTTAGGCTTCGCAACGTCCTCAGTCGTCGCATTCAATATGAATGCTCGATTCACGTGGAAAAATGCGTCTTCAAAGCTTCGGGTGTGATGTCAGCAAAGCGTGTTGGTTCTTACTTTGTTCTGATGCGTCAGTGGGGTATGGTGAAGCTTTCAAGACCCAAGGAGATCCACCATGCCCCGTTTTGATC